GTATCACTACGTTCCGGAAGTTCAGCTCCTCTTCGCCCTAACGTTGCCGCCTAGCAGACGGTCAACGTTAGGAAAACTACGAAGAGAACACCTGGACTCCCCCACAGGGCCAAAAGACCCGGTACACCCATTAAAAGGGTGAACTCCACCTAAGTTTCATGTTGATCGACTTAGGACGACCAGATCGTTCCAAGTGGTCACTCGAAACCATGGGTGGCTTTTCCCATGGAGTTGGCTCAGATGAAACTGAGTCCGTGCCGGGTTGCTGCCAGGGGACTTTACCCCTTAGACTAGCAGCAGTGTCCAGCTTGAGCAAACACTTGAGCAGGGCACCACTCCCCTCTAGATGATCAAGAGGGGGTTTGGCCTCCGTAACATAGCCCTTAACTAAGGGGCTATGGAGGTATGGATGAGTTCGCTCGGCTTGGTACCCGAGAAAACTTATCCTGCCCAGCACTGGTGAGGTTGGAGCTACATTTGGGAAATATTTTATTATTCCCCTTATGTAGTCATCCAACCAGCTACTGGCCTTCCAAAATCCGCTAAGGTATAGCTGATTTCGGAGAGAGACAGTAGAGACAACACCAGTAACGTCTTGGCGATGTGTCGGTAACGCTTGCCGGACACGAGTAATGGAAACATCGTGTCCATTAAAGTATTCCCGACCACAAGACTCTCTGAACTTTCCAGTCCAGAAAGACTTGTCCAGTCCTACTCGAGCTCCAAAAAGTTCGAGGGACTGCACAACGCCGAGCACATGTCTAGTGGGGACAATTAAATCATCCCCATAGACGCGCACCGAGTCGACATACGAATTTATCGCATGTCGATTAAGTGGTGTGTTAAGCGATCTCTGAATTCCTACGAAGACCATGGTTAGAAAGACCATGGCTTCGACAGGAAAACAGAGTGCTGAACCCATAGACGCATACTTGGCGAGACGTATTACACGTCCGTCAGGTAAGACAGCCCGTCGTGATCTAGTCGCATCGAGTGCCGCGCTGAAATGCGGCCATCGATGTACCATAGATCTAACGAGCTGATTGGAAACTCTATCGGAAGCATCACTCAAATCGAGTGTCGCGGTTTGGTTGTCAACCGAACCACGAAGAGCAAGTTCCTGGTTAGGAACTTGATCTCTGATTCCGATAACTCTTGAGAGGAAGTTATCCCCCTCAAGATGCCCGAGAAAACTGCGAAGAATCCCTTGCTGCATATATTGCATGCAGGTCGGTTCCATCGCAATAACTCGGGGAGTTTTCAACGTTTTAGGAACGAGAGTGACCTTTACAGGCACTTCCGAACCGGGTTCGAGGAAGCTTACTTTCTCAAGCTCGAGGTTAAACCTCCAGTTTGGGATCGTAAAGTCACCAACCGGGAAAACCGATTGGAGTCGATCGGTCCAGACTGCTTGGTTGAACTTACGGTTTCCCGTAAGTCCATCTGCAGTAGACCCTGGACCATGCCCAGGAAGAATATTTCCGTAATAGATATCTCTATCTATCTTGGAAAATAGACTTCCAAAGAGCAAATCAGACATGGAGACAAATTCGAGGAGATCTCTCTCCTCGAGCTCCGCATCTGATGATCGAACTTCCTGCTCACACTCGACATACTTCTGTATAGCTTTGTGCTCCCTTTCGGGAGTACATCGCAACTCCATCTTACCAAACATCAATGTTAATTGACGAATGGCTTGGATGGAGTCTATACAGGGGTCATCGAGTAACACACCGCTACCCCGGTCGAAGACACGGCTGAAGAAACCTCCGAGAAATCGGGGGAGACTTCCTCCTCGTTCTGTCAAAAACGAGGAGTGGAGACCGGCCTTCCCTTGGTCTAGCCACTTTTGGGTAGCCTTTCCAAGGGATGGCAGGGTTATCGTCAAGAACGATAACCCCTCATCTTCGACACGCGCCATGACCGTATTAATGTCATGGCTGGCGCTAGTGCAACATTGGATAGCAGATTCCTCCGCTATCTTGGACCAGAGTGACATAAGGCTTTTCATATGCCCTCCTATATAGGGGGTAACATATCCATAGCCTACGTCACTTACGGAGCGTAAGTGAATTTCCTAATGGAAAAACACTTACACAACACCACGGAGTATGATACATTACTGTATCAAGCCTAGCACTTTCTAGCCTTCACCCTATTGGATGAAGTAGCTAAAAGAATGCATTGATGATACGACCGCCAACATTGAACGCCACAAACACGAGAAGAACAGTTTTGTAGCTGATCTTCAACGTGATGTGAAGTTCGTTGACGTCGATCTCATCGCGGTGAGACCGAAGGGTGACAAAAGGAAAGTGGCCTTCTTCCGAAGGCTCTTCCCCATTTGTCAACTCTCCGGCCCCCTCACTACGATTCACCACCAAGTAGTTTGGTGACGAATGCATCCGAAGTCGCCGTGAGGAGGGTTTTGAAGCCCGTCCACACGGCAAGCGCCTCTGCGTTCGTATAACCCGCGGGTGGAATGTCGAAGACGACGTAAGTCGCCATCGACACAACCACGTTCTCCGCGGGCTTGAACGGATCAGCGGTGACTTTGGAATGGTCGAGCCTCGCCAGCCTTCGATGCCTTCCACCTTTAGCGGTGGAATGGTTGACCGAAAGCTGGATAAGTCCATCAGCAGAGGCGTACCGCGACTCGTCACCTTCCGCAAAAGTACGCGGAAGGGGCGAAGTTACGGCCGCAATGGTGATGGATTGAGGATCGGTAAGTGCCATAGGCATCACTCCTAAGGCTCAGGTCTTGAG